CGTGGCAAGGGCATCATCGAGACTTACGGCAGCGGCAAGGCGCTCACGTACCGGCTTGACCTCCGGTCTAGGACCGGAGGTACCTCCGGCTTTAAACCGGAGCACCTCCGGTCTACGACCGGAGCACCTCCGGTTTTAAACCGGAGGGATCCTATACACCAAAGAACCACCAAAGAACCACCAGCGGCTGACGCCGCGAAAGGGGGGGTGGTTTCACCCTGGGATGGGATCGATCCGGAAGACGTAACCAAGATCCGTCGCTGGTGCCCGCGTGATACGGACACGCTGTGCGAGGCGCAACGCCGCGTGACGTTGCGCAAGCTCGCCGACCTCGGCATCCGTGTCACCGACCACGCCAGGTGGTGGCGACGCCTGGGCGAGCGGTGGGGGCAGATCGGCGTCCCGCCGTACGACCAGTTGGCGCTGGAGCTTCAGTCGATTGGACCCGACGTGCGAGACCGTGTCTCGGTGCTCGCCTTTCGCCTTGGACTTGGGAGGGTGGCAGCATGATCGAGATACCGAAGAACATCCGTGAACCGTGGGGCAGGGCGCTGAAGCGCGCCCAACGCAGCATCTCGATTGGCTCAATCCCGGTTGACGTGGTCGAGGAGCTGATTGGCATGGTTGTATCCCAGCACGAAGAACTGCGCGACCAGGACAGGAAGTGGCGTGAGCGCGAGCGGTTCCTAGAGCGGGAAATCATGCATCTCGGCGGATGTTTCGACCGTCGTGGACTTGAGGGTGATCAGCCTGGAGTCGTTGTGCAACACGGCATCCATACCGTCGTGGAGGATGCATCATGACCGATCCGAGTGGCGTCGGCGCGGGTGCCCGTGGTCGTTCCACGGGCGCCCGAAGCCGCCGGAAAGGCGCTGTAGGCGAAGCGGAGGCTGCGGCGGCTCTCGGGGCCGTCCTGGGCAAGCCGTGGCGCAGGACGGCACAGCGGTGGGGCAAAGCCAAAGCCGACATCGAGCCATGCGACGGGGGCGTTGGCGTCCATGTCGAGGTGAAGCGTGTTGGTTCACTGCTGAAGCGATGGTCGTGCGCGGTGCAAGAGCACCCGCTGATCCTCGGCGGGGAGCTGTACTGCTGCTCCATCGAGAACCTCGCGCTCATGCTCGACCAGGTGGAGATCCCACGCATCTGCGCGAAGAGCTCGACCGTGATGCGTTACATGGCGCAAGCCGTTCGCGACGCCGAGGATGGCTTGGTGCCAATGGTCATGTGCCGGATGGATCATGGGCCATGGCTGGTGTGCTGGCGCTACGACGACGACGACCGGCTGACTGCTGCCCTACGGGAGGCAATGAAGTGAGGCGCTTCCGTTACGAGGGTGGGCTAGGCAAGGCCATGAGCATGGTCAACACCATGCGGTCGCGTGGTGGTTCATGGTCACGCAAGGCCAAGCAGCACAAGGCAATAGAGATTCAATGTCGCAAGTGTGGCAGCATCGTCGGCTTGGAGTGCGATCACATCGTGCCGCTGCACCGTGGTGGAACCAACGACGCGTCCAACCTCCAAAGCCTGTGCAAGGACTGCCATGCCGCGAAGACCGCGTCCGAAGCAAACCAGCGGTGATCCCCCCCCATCGGGGCCGAGGGGAGGCGCCCCCGCAGGGCACCGCGCTATTGGGAACTCGAAAACCGACACGCGTCGCAAGCATCGGCCAGCACCGCCTTTATGCGCCGAGCAAGCAGACGCCTATGCCCGTGGCGTGGTCGATGGGACGGTCGTTGCGAACGCCCGGGTACGCGATTCGTGCCGCCGCTACTTGGCCGAGCGCCTCGATCCGGCGGCGGCGTCCGTGTGGTGGGACGAGCAGCTGGCCGACAGCGCCAGGGACTTCGCCCTGAAGTGCGGGCAGGGCGCGGAGGCTGGGGCAGGGGAGCCGCTGGTCTGGTTGCCCTGGCAATGCCTGGTTGCCATGATCCTTCTCGCCAGGCGGCGGGTGGTGAACGGCACCAAGACGGATACCCCTGCCACGAAGGCGCTGCTGCTGGTTGTGTCACGCGGCGCAGGGAAGACCGAGTTTGCGGCGTCAATGATCATGGCCGCGATGCGCGATCCGGAAACGCGCCTTGAGTTTGCGTCGGTCGCCCCGGACGGTCGCCTCGCGCAGAAGACCTTCGAGCGGATGCAGACGATGAGTCAGACGCTCGACGCGAAGGAATGGAAAGCGACGGGCGGCAGCACCCCGGCGCACCCCGGCAGGGTGAAGCACGGCGGCAATCGGTACATCTCGCTCCCCTGCACCGACAAGGCGCTCGACGGTCTGACGACGCGCCTGGTGGTTGCCGACGAGGTGGCTCGCATGGAGTCGGCGTTCGGTCGTCTGCTCACCGGGTTGGCGAAATTCGCGACCAGCCAGACGCTGCTGATCACGACGCCTGACCCGGAGCAGAAGACGAGGCCGATCTGGGGCTACTGGGACGCTTGCGAGCGGGCAATCAACGACGGCACGCCCTATCCGCCGGGCTGGTGGCCGCTGCTGTACGGGCTCGACCAGGACGATCAAGCCGCCGACCCGAAGGCGTGGCCCAAGGCGAACCCGTCGCTCGGCGTGATCGTCGACCCGGCGCAGCTCGAGCTGGCCGCCAGGACGATGCTCGAGAGCGGCGACCCGGCGCAGATCGCCGAGTTTGAGACGCAGCTCGCTTGCCGCTACCACGAACTTGCGACCACCGACGTGGACCTCGGGGTGCTCGAGCGGCAGATGCAGAAGACCGATTGGGACCGCCTTGCCGGCGCGCCAGCCGTCATCGGCATCGATCTTTCCCGCGGCGGCTACGGGGCGCAGCTTGACCTTACCACGATCTGCCTGATGGTCGTGGACGGCAGCACGATCCGCGCCCGCAATGTCTCCTGGTGGGCTGGCACGGACATTCAACTGGACGAGCGGCGCTGCAAGAACCCGCTGGGCGCGTGGGTGGAGCAGGGTTTCCTGCGCCGGATGCCTGGCGAATGGCACGACATGGCCGTGGTAGAAGCCGAAATCGAGGCGCTCATGGCTCGCTACGACGTGCGGAAGATCGGCGTCGACCCGCACCCAGCCCAGGCACGCGACATCAAACGGTGGGCAGATCGCGGCTGGCCGATCATTCCGGTTGACCAATCGATCCGCACGATGGCGCCCGCGTGGAAGTTGTGGGGCGACCTGCTCAAATCGAAGCAACTGATCTACGAGCCGGACCCGGTGCTGCGCTCGGCCCTCAACGCCGTCCGTCTGATCCGCGACAACGTCGGCAACACCCGCCCGGTCAAGGGGCGAAGTGCTGGCAACACCGACGCGGTGATCGCTGGCAACATGGCGGCGCTCCTGATGGAGCACCACCAGGTGCGTGAAGCAACTGGTCTCTCGACTTCATCGTGTCCGATTGGATAGACACGGTTTCAAGAAATCCGGGTTGACGTTTCGGGGCGGACTTGTTCCATCTGCTCCGTGGGCATATTTGCACGACTCTTCGGCTTCAAGTCCGGCGTCGCGATCTACACGCGACCCGAGCCGATTGTTGCGTCGCCGGCTGACGCGATCCCCGCCGTCGTTCGTGCGACCAACCTGATCTCCGCGGATATTGCTCGCCTTCCCGTGTCGGTCTACGACAGCGAGGGCCAGGAGATCGAAGGCCATCCGGTCGAGATGCTGCTGAACCGCGACGCCAGCCGCTGGCAGTCCGGCTACGAGTTCCGCCGCTACACCACCTCCGTCGCGCTGACGCACGGCAACGGAATCGCGCTGATCCGACGCGGAAGCGACGGCGAAATCGCCGAGCTCCAGCCGGTGCCCGCCGACGCGATGAGCGGCGAGATCACCGAGGAAGGCGTCCAGTACCGCATCGGAAGCCTGGTGATGAATGCCGATCAGGTGCTGCATATCGGTGCATATCCGGACCACCTGAATCCGTGCTGGTACCGCTCGCCGCTCGACGTGGCCCGCCACGCGATGCAGCTTGCTGCCGATGAGAACGGCGCTCACGCGGCGCTGGTTCGGACGGGCAGCATGGGCAAGGTCGCGATCTCGCACCCCGGTGCCATGAGCGACCAGACCGTCCAGGCAATCCGGGACGCATGGAACACCATGCACGCGACTGCCGACGGCGCCAGCCGCCCGCTGATCCTGCGCGAAGGCATGAAGGCCGAGAAGATCTCCCAGGAGACGAGCGGCACGATGCTTGAATCCCGGCGCTTCAGCGTCCAGGAGATCGCTCGTGCGTTCGGCGTGCCGCCGGAGATGCTGTTCCAGCAGGGCGGCGGTGCACTTTCGAGCCAAAGCGAAACCGCCCGCGCCTACGCGGACGGTGCAATCGCGGCATGGGCTACCGCGTGGGAGTCGGAGCTCACGCGGAAGCTCTGCCGCCCTGGCGAGTTCGTGCGGATCGACACAACGCCAATCGTGCGCGGCAACCTCCGCGACGCCGGCATGGCGTTCTCGAAGCTCGTCCTGGCTGGCGTCATGTCGCCGAACGACGCGCGTCATTACCTCGGGCTGGCCCCGATCGCCGGCTTGGACACGCCGACGGTCTCCATGCCTGGCGGCGCCAGCGCAGCGGCTGGCCCTGACAACGTGGGGGACGAAAATGCTTGAGCTTCGCACCGCGACCTTTGAGCGCAGCGGCAACAAGCTTGCCGGTTACGCAAGCGTCTACAACGCGCCGAGCCTCCCGCTCACGGTGCGCGGCGTCAACAACGGCAAGCCGTTCGTCGAGCGCGTCGCGCCCGGCGCGTTTGACCGCTCCCTCGCTGCCAATGTCTCGCTCCTGATCGGACACGATCGGCGCGAGCTCCTCGCCAACACCAAGAGCGGGCTGCTCCAGCTCCGCTCCGACTCCAAGGGCCTCGCGTTCGAGGTCGATCTCCCGGACACGCAGAAGGCCAAGGACGTTCGCGCCTTGGTCGAGGCTGGCGTGCTCTCGGAGATGTCGTTTGGTTTCTTCGTCCGCTCCGACGCCTGGATGGGCTCGGAGCGCACCCTCACGGAGGTGGATCTCCGCGAGGTTTCCATTGTCGAAAACGGCGCTTATCCGCAGACCAGCGCCGAGGCTCGCACTCATTCGCCGAGCCTTGCTCGGTTGCGTCTGCGATTGAGGACTCTCACGTGAAGCAGCAGGAAATCATTGAGCGCCGCAAGGCCATCGAGACCGAAGTCAATTCCATCCTCGCCTCTGACCAGATCAGCGCCGAGAGCGAAGCCCGCGCCGACGAGCTCCTCAACGAGCTCAAGGACCTGAACGAGAAGCGCAGCGCCGCGGCGCTTCGCGAGCGTTTCGCGTCCCACGCGATCACGCAGAAGGTCGTCGCCGAGAAGCGCGAGCAGACCGAGGAGTGGCGCTCCAGCGGCGAGTACCGCGAGCAGTTCCTCGGCTGGCTGAAGGGTGGCCGTGCGCCCGAGCAGCGCGAGCTGATCACCAGCGCGAACTCCAACATCCTCATCCCCAAGCTGTACGAGGACGGGATCCTCAAGTACATGATGGCGCAGAGCGTTATCCGCAACCTGGCCGACCTCAAGACGGGCGTCCAGGGCTACGCGACCCTGCGCTACAACACCTTGGCCACTGCCGACTACACCTCGGCCTGGACCCAGCCGGACACCGCCTCCACCAACCGCACCAGCATCGACCCCGGTTTCGCCGAGGTCCCGCTGGCTCCGGTCCCGTGCCTGCCCTACACGCAGGTGTCGCAGCAGCTCATGCGCCAGGCGAACTTCGATGTCGAGGCGGAGGTGATGGACAACCTCCAGCGCCAGCTCTCGAAGAACCTCGAATGGGGCTACATCGGCGGCACCGGAACCAACGCGCCGAAGGGCATCTTCACGGTGAACTCCAACGTGAACATCACGACCGCGACCTCGGCTAGCACGACCCGTGCTGCCGCGATCACGGCTGGCGTGACGCTGGCGAAGCTCCAGGAAATGCGCTACACGAAGCTCCCCGCTGCGTACTGGGGTTCCTCGGCGTGGATCATCCCGCAGGACGTGTACGCGACCATCGCGACGCTGACGGTCAACAACGTGCCGCTCTTCATCCCGAGCGCGGACGCTGTCGGCCAGGCTGGCGCTGGCTTCACCCTGATGGGTCTCCCGGTCTACGTGACCGAGTACCTCCCGGCGCACATCGCCACCGGCACGACGGGCAAGAACTGCCTGGCCGTGCTCGGCAACATCTCGGACGGCTTCGCCATCCGCGAGTGGGGCGGCATCGGCATGATCCGCGACGAGATCACGGCGATGTCCTCGGCCCGCGTGATCTTCCAGGGCATGATGTTCGCCAACAGCGACTTCACCCGCGTCAAGTCGCTGGTGCAGCTCCAGGTCACCAACGCCTGATCCTCATCCTCTCATCGGCACAGGTGGCGCTCCTTCGGGGGCGCCACCTGGCTGCGAGGTAGTCCGTGGCGATTGATATCTCCAAGTTCCGCAACTGGGCCCGGCTCTCCTCGAACGAGGACGATCCGGCCATCCAAATTGCGTGGGAAGCGGCGAAGCGCGAGCTGGAGGAGCGTTCCGGCTGGTGCGTCGATCCCGTCACGCGCACGCAGTACGTCGCTGCCGAACCGAACAACGAAGAGCTGCTGGTCCGCCTGGAGCGGCAGCCGGTGACGCAGGTCACCTATGACAATGGCGACGACGTGCTATTTCTTACGCTGGTCACGATCAACGGGATTCAGTACGCCACGATGCCCGAAGGCACCGAATATCCGGCGATTCTGACCGTTTCAGCCGGCACGAACACGCTCAACCCGCTGCTCGAAATGGCGCTCCTCCAGCGCGTCACGCAGCACGTCGCAAGCCGCGGAGATGACACGGTGGCGCTGCCAAGCGACTACTGGGACCGTGTCTGCGGCATGATGGGGAAGGGCATTGGCTGATGCCTGGGCACGTCCCATCCGGAATGCTGCGCCTCGCCATGACGGCGCAGAACCCCGTCCGCACGGTCGACGCGTTCGGCCAGGCGTCGGAAGCATGGGTAAACGTGGCGGTGCTGCATTGCCATATCGAGGTCGCATCGACCAACGAAACGATGGATGACCGAGGCCCGGCGATCCGCACGGATTGGCGCATCCTCGCGAGTTTCCATCCGTCGGTGAACACCCGTAGCCGGTTGTTGTGGAACGACCACGGCACGGAGCGCACGTTCAACGTGCGGGCGTGCTGGGACCGAGACCAGCGCCGAAGACGTTTGGAGATTGAAGCGACGGAGGTTCTTTCATGAACAACTCCGCACGCGTCTATGTCGACGATGTTGAAGTGAGAAGGCTGCTGACGGCAATGCCCGAAAGCATCCGCCGGAATGTCCAGCGCCGCGCAGGAAACGAGATCATGCCGCGCTGGGCGCGTCGTCTCGGAAACGAGTGGCTCACCGCGAGCTACAAGCGCAACGGCGGAAAGCAGAAGCACCGTCGAGCAATCTGGGCCGCTACGAAATCACGTGTTCGCCCAAGAGGCCAGGGCGAGACGGCGCGCATGGTGATGAATGTGCACGTCAAATATGGGAAGAAGGGCGGAACGCTTGCCAGCGGGAATCAGCGCGTTTACCACCTGCTTGAATACGGCCATCGAAACGTCGCTGGCGGTTCGTTCACCGAAGGAAAGCACGTGTCGCGCGATTGGGCAAGACTGAGCATCGGCAAAATCGTCAAAGAGATCAGCGCAGAGGTGCTCATCCAAGCCAAGAAGGCAATGACCGGAAAGGGGGTGAACCGTGTCCGTCGCAAAGGTACATAAGGCCATCTTCTCGGTCCTGGATGCCACTGGTTACACGGTATGCAGCGGCCTACGTATTGCCGGGACTGACACTCCTTGCATGGTCTATGAGATCAACTCCGCGGAACTAGCACTCCAGATGCGTGGAGTGTCTGCGCTGAATCATTGGACGATCGGGTTGCAGATTGCTTGTGTGGCCGATTCCGTCGATTCCGTGTGCGACATGATTGACGCCGTTCTTTCCGAATTCAACGCCGGACCAGTGGACAGCGCAACCAATTCCGTGAGCATCTCTGTTTCGAGCTTCTCTGTCGGATTCACGACCGAGATGCCAGACGATGGAAAGCATGACGCCGAACGCGTCGGCACAATCACCATGAACCTATTAGTCCAGGAGGACTGACGATGGCGTACATCACTACTTACGGCGGATTCGTTACGTTCGGAGGTCAATCGACGGTCGCTTGCAAGAGCGTTTCCGTCAGCTGGGAGCGCGAATCGCTCGACGTCACCCGGGTCGAGGATTGGTACCAGCGAAAGGCCCCAGGGCGATTCCGTCGATTCGGGACAATGACGCTCTACAGGCAGGACCTGTCGGTCGACGACAACCTGCGGGCGCACATCGAGCCGCTGTCCCTGGCAAACGCAGTAAACGCGACGCTGAGCTTCAAGTACGTCGACCAGGGCGGCAAGTCCTACGACGCCATCGGAGCCGGTACGGGAAACATGGCGATCCAGATCACCTCCTGCTCGTTCACTGATGATGGAACCGGCATCGGTACGTGGGAGCTCTCCTGGGAAGAACAGGCGCCGGTGGCCTGATGCCAATCGACGTTTCAAAGCTTCTCGCAAGATCTCGCACCGTCGAAATCCCCGGCATCGGTCCCCTGGTGTTCAGGGAGCCGACGCTGGCAGATGTTCAGAAGGCATCGGTGGATCAGTATTGGTGGACGTCGTGCATCACCTGCACCGACGGCACTCAATTCCTCGCTGATCCGAAGGACGCTGCGAAGATCCGATCCGATCTTGCTGGATTGCTGATGGAGGAGATCAATCGCGTCCGCCCTACACCCGCGCCGAACGGCGCCTCTGGAGAATCTCCGACCACGACGGAAGGCTGACTATGCCAGCAGGGTTGTCCAACGTCGAGATGACAACGGCCGAACGGCAGGAGTATCTGCTCGGGGTGATCGCTTGCGCACTATCCGGCAAGCGGCCCCACCAGCTGTTCCCATGGCTGAGGAGCGATCTCAATGGCTGACAAGTCCGAAAAAGTGGTGATCTTGGCGGAGGTTGATCCGCGTGGCGTCGTTTCCGGTGTGAACGCCACGAATCGAGAACTCAGCAAGCTGAATCGCACTGCGAAGCGCGGCGCACTTGCTGCTGGCATTTCGGCTGGATACGACGCTGCTCAAGCTGCATACGGATTGATCATGCAGGTCGTCAACATGATCGACCAGCGCGTGCAGCAGATGAATGCAATGGCGCTCAAGTATTCGCCAGAGGCAATGATCGCCAACGCAAACCTGCAAGCGACGAAGATTCAATCGGAGGTTGCGATCGGGCAGGCAATCGGTACGGGCACGGCGAAGGGTGCGCAAATTGAGCAAGCAGCTCTGCAGGAACGCGCCAGGAACGTCCAGGCGAACGCCGGAGCACTTTCGGGTGGAATCGCGGCATGGGAAAGCATGAAACAGAGCTTTGCTGACGCCGGAACGGCATTTTCCGATTCGTTCATCACCTCTCTCGGCGATCCGTCGGCGCAGG